GCCTTGTTCCCTGTACCCGGGTTTTCCTTTACTTTTCGTTGTCATTCAGCTCTCTAATTGTTTGGATTATTTTTTGCGTATAATACACGTCTTCGGCGTAAATTGCAAGTGTCATCGCTAACTTTTCCAGGTCCACTAAATCACTGGTATACTGCATTAATCTCTCCTCCCTGAAGCCTTCATAATGATGGTTATTATTTAATAATTCTATATAGTAAGATATGGATTCACATTTGGTCTCAAAGATCCTAAGCCCCCAGCTCACATTAGGTTTATTAATGGGCTTTAGTTGATCATCAGACGGGTCAAATGTACGAATCCCCAATAAATTATTGCCTTCAGTGGCAAACCGTGAACGCCCCCACTCGGATTCGTGAATGGATTGTGCTAAAACTAAATTTACTGGAACCCTCTCGTGCTCCGGATACATGGAATTAAGATGCACCGTGCATGCACGTACATCCTCAATAAACTCATTATTGTTTGTATAATCCATTTCTGGATTAAATGACAAGCAAGTTATAAGTGTTGCACAGATCCAGTTCATCCATATTTCCTTTTATATTTTATTGCCCGTTTAAATTCGTCAATATTTTCTCCAAACTGACCAAAAGCCATGTTGTGTCTTTGACAAAGTAATCCACGAGGTTCTAAATTAGGATTTTTTCTATAATCTTTTTTAGAATACTTGTGGTCATGGTCAATAGCTAATTCGTTCTTATTTTGTCTTCCATTCTTTCTAGAAGGGGCTTTTTCATATATAACTTCGGGTCCGCACATAAAACATATGGGTTTTTGTTTCAACCACCAATCAGCTACGTACTTACCCCATTCACATTTAATCTTTATATATCTTAATGTAATCCTTCCTTCTAGTGTAGATCTAAGCTTTTTTTGTTCTTTTGTTCTAGATCTATTAATAGCTGCTTTTCCTTTAGCCGTTTTAATATATCTTTCTTGTCTAGGTCTAGCGTAAGCCATTATCCACCCCAACTTTCACCAATCTCGGTATCCACTTTGGATGGAACTACTAGTTCAACACAATTTTCCATAATTTCCTTTATTTTTTTTCCTTGCTTTTCATTCTTAACAGAGCAGTCCAATTCATCATGAACTTGTATAAGAGGAACAATACCCAACTCCTCATATACATCAACCATAGCTTTCTTGGTCTGGTCTGCAGCTGATCCTTGAATCAACCTATTTAATGCCTTATAAGTATAAGCTCTCTTAATTGCCATCCCATACTCTGTTTGTGCTTGATTTAGTGGCAATGCCTTGTGCACACCCCAAGATGTAGGTTCCCATAGATCAAATCTACATTTACGACCCAATAAAGTACGAATAACGCCTTTATTATTAGCACGATTCATAACTGCTTCCAACATACCCTTCATAAATGGTACTTTACTATGGAAATCCTGTAGCATTAATTTAGCTTCTTGTGGTTCCATATCTAACTCTCTAGCTAATTTATGATAACCCATACCATACATTACTCCTAATCCTATGGTCTTGGCTAATTTTCTTTCAACTCCTGCCATATCTGCTGTTTGTTGATGAAAATCAAGATCAGTTTTTTGATAAGCTTCCTGTACCTCTGTTGATCCTGGTTGCTCCACGAGCTTAGCAAAATGAGTTAAGAGTCTTGGCTCTTGTTGTGAGTAGTCAGCTTTAAGCCAATATTCCCCAGCTTCTGGAATAAAGATTTTCCTAATGTCTTTTGCGAATTGTCCTTTGCTCGGAATCTGTTGTAAATTAGGATGATTATAAGAAAAACGACCAGTGACAGTACCTCCACTGTCAGACCTAATTTGGTTAATGTGGGCATGTATTCTTCCCTCCTTGCTGTGGTTTAAGAGACCTTGCAGGAAAGTTCCTCTTAATTTGTTTAATTCCCTCGCCTGCATAATTAATCGAGGTAACTCATGTGGATGGTCTGTTAGGAACATCTTAGTAAATGATGGAGAATTAGTCTTCTCTGTTCTTTCATATGGAAGATTTAAAGCATCAAAAGCTTTTGATATTGAAGCTGCCGCCCATATTTCTATTTTAAGTCCAGTAAGATCCTTAATTCTCTTCAGTAACTTTTTTTCTTTGTTCTTGAAACGTTCTATTAGATTCACTGCGCTGTGGGTATCTACACGCACACCTTTTTTAGTCATTTGAAAAATAACATTGATTAATCGACATTCTATGTCATATACTGTCTGAAGATTATCTTTTGTAATTTCCCATGACAATTTCTCATGAAGCTTTAATGTTAACCTCGCATCTTTTTCAGCGTATTCTCCAACAAATTGTGCCGGTAATTTGTACATTTCATTCTTCGGGTCTACTCCAAACGCATCTGCGGCTTCTCGTAATTTTGTTTCATTTTTTCTCTCCCCTAAGTATTCTCCTGAAATACTATTTAGGGTATAAGAAAAACGATTCTCATCAATGAGCGCCATGGCAACCATTGTATCGTGTATTCTTCCCTTGACTTCTATCCCTACTGTTGAAAGCCAACCAATATCATATTGAGCATTATGAAACACTTTATCAATTGAACCGTCTTCACATATGGACTTTACATATTTAATTACTTTCTTTTCATCCATATTTCCCCCACCTTCATGAGCGATAGGATAATATCCTGTAAAACCGTTGGATGAGACTGCAATACCAATCACTTGCCCCCTTTTGGTAGGCCATCCTGGTCCTTCCTTAATTAACCCCGGATCGCATGTTTCCAAATCAATGGCAACTTTACTATGTGTACTTAGATCAGGAAAGGTGGTAGGTGCCACCCATTCTGAATTAATTTCCTTGAACATATCTTTCATCATTATTTCTTCTCCTTGTTGAGTTTCTTAATATATGCTAATGTTTTTTCCCCTCTTATAGTTCCTTCATCTTTTTCTTGGCCTAGAATATTATCAGGATCATTTAATTCCCCCGCAATGGCCATGTAGGCAGAACCATCCAAGTAATCATCCTTGTTGAATTCTCCCATGGTTGAACGGGATATTTTTACTAACACCATCATTAGCGCCACATCTCCTGGACTAATTTCCTTAAAGGGTTTTAATTTATCATCCAAAAATACACTCCATAAGTCAGAGATTTGTGAATGATTTTTATAGGCATCCCCGTGTTGCTCTTCTCTGTTATTAGAAATAAGTTTCTTTGCTTGTTCTAAAATTTCTTCTTTTTTCATATTATGAATCCTCCTTCACGTTGTGGCTGTATTATATGTAAACTTTCCTTAGTACGTGTAACACCCACATAAAATACACGTGACTCGTCATCTGGATTCTGCTCCAGTGATTCTTGGGTCTTGCGCGTAAGGTCAGTGAGAAGCATTACATTTTGTGATTCCCCTCCCTTAGCTGCATGAATAGTGCTTAAATTTATTTTAGGATCGTCTATTTTAGATCCATTTCTTTTTTCTATGGCTCTTAAATATTCCTTATCCCTATTTCCTACTTTGTCAAAAGCAATATCCCATGGTCTACCTGAAACTAATAATCCATGATTCATCACTAAATTTTCTACATCATATTTCCTTTTATCATCAGCAGTTCTTAACTGTTTATGTCCATGAGCAATGCCAAGCTTAGTTGACATATATGAGTATATGCTTTTAACAGCTGGCAGGTCAATTTCCTCGCCTTGTTCCAATGCTCTCCACGCCTGCGTGGCTTCTAATAATTTCTGGGATATAGGCAATCTATTATTTCTCTTATATAATAATCCTTCTGTTCTTACCTGTCTTTCTAATTCATCTAGAAGATAATTTGTTCGTGCCATGACAAGCCATTCCCCTTTTCGTAAGTCAACTCCTTCTGGAAAAGCATGGTATCGTATTTGTCCCATGTAATCTCTTCCCTTCCATTGTTTTAATCGTCTGTTTCCTACCCTACTAATAATATTACTAGCCATTTTGTGAACCAATCTAGGACAACGGTATGATTGTTCCAATGTAGTTATTTTACTAGCTTTCATATTTATAAAATGTTCAATGTCAGCACCCGCCCATCTAAAGATTGCCTGGTCATCGTCTCCACTTATATAAATAGTCTTGGCTTTGCTCCAAGCACGAGCAGCAACTTTCCATTGTAATTTGCTCAAATCCTGTGCTTCATCAATAAAAACTACATCTAGGTAAGGAATTTCACCACTAGTTAAAAACATTTCTAGCATATCAGTAAAATCCAATACTTCTCTCTTGGATTTATATTCCTCCAGTGATCTTTGGGCCCTTAATAATGCATGCCATGATACATCTAAATTTGATTGATTATAATGATCAACTAAATCAAGGCATTTCATTCTAGATAAATTTAATTCTGTAAGAAATTTATTGTCAGTTGTAACAATTCCACCCGCATCCGACCCATCAGTTACAGATCCCAAGTCCATTCCATAGACCATAGAAAATTCTTTATAATTGTCCCGAGACATAACTTCAGAAGTTGTCAAGCCTAATTGTAGGAAAGAAAGAGAATGTAAAGTCCTGAAAAATGGCAATTGTTTGTCATTTAATTTAAACTTAATTTTAGCCCTTTCTTTTGCCTCATTAGCTGCCTTCTTAGTGAAGGCAAAGAATCCTATCCTATCCGGCGATGTTCCTTTGTATAACTCCTTTTCCACAAGTTTTAAAAGATTGTGAGTTTTTCCCGTTCCAGGAGGTCCTAATATAATATTTATTTTAGAATGGGGCACTTTCCATCTCCTTTATGTCAAAATCTGAATCTTGTTGCTGGTAGGCAGGAATACACCATGTATTCACTCCTCTCCCTTTAATCTTAAAGAATTTACTTTCTCCCTTAAGATCCCTTAATCTTGCTACAATTTGACTGGTGTTATAATGGGTGAATTTTTTTCTTATTAAATAATCCTGTAAATCGTTCAATCTAAAATAAGTCTTTCCATCTTCAGTCCATGGTTTGTGTAGTAGTAATTCATTTTTATCTAAAGCCTGCGCCCGATCAGTGCAAAATTCCTGGAGGTGAACCTCGAACTGACCAGCCACAGACCCGTCACTTGATACCTCAATTTCAATAATATTACTCATGAGGTTTCTAAGTGTTTCTTGCCAAACTGACGATTTAACCAATGGGAAAGGATAATTAATCACATCCATACATCGTCGCTGGAATTTTTGCTGCATTTGCAAATCTTCTGTAGATAATTCTAATCTGTGATCCTCTACATCTAAAAACCATATAGGAGGATCAGTACATAATTTGGATAGAGAGCCAAATTGTGGGGATACACTATTAGAACCAATGCCAAATTTTCTGGTTTTACAGACAGATGAATTACAAAAAGAAACTATTGGCTGTTCTTGACATCTATAAGCATAATCTTTTTTTTCTAGTTGTTTTATAACTGTTCCTACCTCACCATAAGGAAGAGGAGGTTGCATATAATTTCTATTGTATTCTTCTATTAAAGTTTTCCAATTCTCTGGATCAAATTTTCTTAAATAAACCCCTATATTAAATAATCCATTATTTCTAGTCCCTTCTGGAAATCCTTGAGAGCATAAACTTTGCAAGCAAGGAGGACCATCTTTTATAACATCCTTAGAATTAGATAATAAAATACTGTCTATATTTTTAACAACATGCTTTTTATATAATTCTACAAATTCTTCATAAGTGGCATTCGTTCCATCATCATTAACAGCACAACGAGAAGTATTTTTATAATTATAGTATGGTAAGTTTAGAAAATTACCAAGATCACCCTTCTCTATTAATATACTAGATTGCTTAGGAAATATTTCAGCTGATGAATGACCAAGAGTTGAGGAAATAGCTCTTAATTTTGAACGAATTGTTTTAGCAGCTATAGGCTTCTCTACAAATAAAAATAGATGAGCTCCCCCACTTTTGGATTTACAATGTATTAAAGGAAATTTTAGTTGTCGTATTTTATGTATTAATTTTTTATGGTCAAGGGGATAGGTATCAATATCAATACACCCCCAAATTACAGTGTTGTCTGCTCGAATAGGAATAATGCCAAGTGAAGGACCTTCTCCCTTAAGATGATTTTTCCATAATTCATTAGTAACTTCGTTTCTAACAATATAGGACTTGCCTTCTTGCTTACCGTCAGCACGTTCTCCATCGGATCGGTGCTGACCATAAGCCACGTCTAGTCCTTCAAATATAGATTTGAATGTTTCCACTAAATCCCCCAGAATGTAAAGACATACCTTAAAACGGTATGTCTTCGTTTTCTTTCAAATTGCCTTTAGGTTGTGGAGCCTCTTTTACAGGTTCCCCTTCAGCAATGGGTTTAGCTTCTACATCTCCTCGTGATGCAGCAGTAGAAAATGCTTTCGCCTCATTATAAAGGTTAACATCCTCAACTTGACCAACTTTCTCAACTTGATAACCAAACCAACTACCACGATCATTAGATTCACTAACAGTAGTGAGCCTATAAATCATAGAGTATGTTGGAGGTGTGAACATCCCAGATGGACCCTTAACTTTTTGAGTCAACATCAAACTGTTCCAACGTCTACTCTTCTTTAATTGAGTAGAAGTCATACTTATAACAGCCTGTGCATAAGTTCCATCTTGATCCACTGTTAAAACATAGTGGTACGCCGTTGTTGCGATGTAGTTTCCATTAGGTAGTACATCTTTGAACGTCGCTTGATCACGTTTTGTTTGAGACAAAATACCACTATCGGCATCATGTGCTTCCACAAAACCTCCACCTTGTTCTCTTGGTTTCCATTCAACGTATCGTAGTTGATACAATACCGGAACAACATCTATATAATCACTGACACCTTGGGTAACAGTATTATAGAATTGTCCCACCTTTGCTCCTTCAACATGTTCCGCTTTTGATGGATTCAACTGCGGACTATTAGATTGAAGAATATTGATGTAAGGAATAGCAATGTCCCTTGATAAATCAAGATTGCCAAATCCACTAGCATCTTTCGAGTCACTAGCAAGAACTGCTAGATCTAGTTTTGCCGCTTTCGCGACTGCTTGTATTTTTGCCATATGGCCTTTCTCCTTTAGTCTTTAATCGTTGTTTTTTGTCCGACGTAAGCACCTAACAAATCCATAGGCAATTGCTTACCTGCTTCATGTTGCTCACGTATAAATGCGCGAAGAGTGGAAGGTTCTACCCATTCACGTTGCGAGGATTGATAACCTTGCTCATTCAAAGTTTCAATCAGTCCTCTAGCTTTTTCATCTTCATTCCTCCCAAAGCTGCAAGAGACTTGGTTCTTTACTAAATCACCAAATCCGTTGTTCCTTAACCAGGTATAAGCTGCTTCTTTTTTATCAGCTTTGATAGAAGCGCCATAATAGTTTCCTACTTTTAAATGTCTTCCATCTGCTAGTTTTAATTCTGATAAACCTACTTCTGCAAAAAGATTAGGCAAAACATTTTCTGATAAATGTTTTCTATACTCTTTTTTCTTTTTTAATTCATCTTCAATTTTATCAATTTCTTGATTAGTATCTGCAATATCATTTGCCACGGCTCCAATCCTACCCATGTTATCTTGGGTAGTAGTTCCGGCATCTTCTGCCATTTGTTTAATTAGATTATTCATTTCTTCCTCTCAAATCTATTTCTATATCATAGTACATTTTTTCATCGCGGTCCCACTTTAGGACTTTGAACCGACCGTTGTTGTTTTCTGAAACAATCGCTCCGGCAGCTGCTATTATAGCAGGATCTCCCATTAAAATCAAGTAGTCATTTTCGTTGAAATCCTTGAGTTCTTGCTTTAACTTAAAAACCATTGGCCCAGAAGAGAGAACAATTTGTCTATTGTCAGGAAGACATACTTTTAATTCGCCAAACTTTTCAGCGGATCTGATATTTCTTCCCATCTCTTGTAAAATATATACAGTCATATTTTTATTTCTTGACTTGCATTATACATCATGATATAATGTTTGTCAAGTAGAATTAAGAATGTATAAATTTAAGACAGAACCATATAAGCATCAGCGTGATGCATTAGAAAAATGCTGGGATAAGGAAGCCTTTGCTATCTTTGCCGAGATGGGAACAGGTAAGACTAAAATAGCACTGGATAATGCCTGCATTTTATACAACAAAGGAAAAATTGACCGTCTATTAGTTGTTGCTCCAAAGGGGGCTTATATGAACTGGGTTGATCAAGAAATTCCTATACATGTTCCAGACTACATAGAAAAAAAAGTTGTGGCATGGAAACAATCCACAAGTCAGAAATATAAAGAACAATTGAAGAACATCATGGATAATCAAGATTATCGGTTAAAAATAATGGTAATGAATGTGGAAGCTTTTTCCACTAAGAAGGGAACTAAGTTCGCCAATTTATTTTTAATTGGAAAGTCAATGATGATAGTGGATGAAAGTACTACTATTAAAAATCCTAAAGCAAAAAGAACTAAATCTATTTTATCCTTAAGTAAACAAACTAAATATAGAAGAATTTTAACTGGATCTCCAGTAACACGATCACCAATGGATCTTTGGTCACAGATGGATTTTCTAGATCCTTATATATTAGGACAGTCTAGTTACTATGCTTTTAGAACCCGGTACGCCGTGGTCATAGAGGCAACGGCGGCTGGAGGAACCCATCGCTACCAGAAGATTGTAAAGTTTCAAAATTTGAAAGAACTGGGGGACTCTATTTCCCCCCATTCATACCGCATATTGAAGAAAGACTGCCTTGACCTACCAGATAAGGTATATACCAAGCGGTTCGTGGAACTGACGGAGGAACAGACAAAGGCATATTCACAGATGCGCGAGAATGCCATTTCCATCATAGGAAAATCATCAATAACAGCCGTGAACGTTCTTACACAGCTCATAAGATTGCACCAGATCATCTGTGGTCATATGAAAACGGATACCAATGAAATCATTGATATTCACAATAACCGTTTAAGTCAGCTTATGCAGATCCTTGACGAGACAAGTGGAAAGGTAATCATCTGGGCAAACTATGTTCATGACATTCATTCCATTGAAAAATCTGTCAAGAAGGAATATGGTGATAATTCCTATTGCACCTATTATGGAGGAACAAAGCAGGAAGACCGACAGAAATGCATCAATGAATTCCAGGATCCAAACTCAAAACTACGTTTCTTCATAGGAAACACACAGACGGGTGGATATGGGATCACACTCACGGCCGCTAGCACAGTGGTATATTATTCTAATAACTATGATCTGGAGAAAAGAATTCAATCGGAAGATCGTGCCCATCGCATAGGACAGGAGAACAAGGTACTATATATTGATTTGGTCGCGAAAGGAACCGTTGATGAAAAAATCATACGGTCCCTTCGCAGCAAGGTTAACATCGCTAAAGAAATTAGCGGTGAAGAACTTATTTCTTGGATTTAATTTTTATCACCTGTGGTTTTTCAGCTTCGGGTATATCCCTGTGATAAGCCACCTTTAATAGGCCATCCTCTAGCTGTGCTCCAGTGACCACAATATGTTCATGAAGTTTGAAGCTTTTTCGGAAAGTTCTATCCGATATTCCTTTGTGATAAAAGTCCTCTGACCTTTTTTCTTCTTTACACCCATAAACGTTCAAGGTGTTGTCTTTTATTTCAACTTTCAAATCTTTCTCAGCGAACCCCGCAACAGCAAATTCAATGACACCTATGTCATTCTTTTCTTTGATATTATATGGGGGATAAGTTGAGACTGTCCTGAAACTGTCAAAAAAGTCGTTTTGAAAACCAAGAAAATGGTTTCGTATGATATCTAGCTCATTCATAATAACCTCCTGTTAAGCAAGATTTAGTATAGGACCCATTATGGCATCCTACGGGTATTATATAATCATTTTTAAATAAAAGTCAAGTGCCTTCATGAATTTTTCTCCGGCACGAATAAAATTGTCGCCTTTCAGTTCAAATTTCTGGAATGTTAAATCACGGGAACACATGAATATGATTCCCTGGTCAATTTCGGTGTTAAATAGCTTATTATGGGCCATGGCGTACGCTGAAAGCTGCATGAGGTAGTCCTGCACCCATTCACGCTTCTTTGGCTTGTTAGACTGCTTAAAATCAATAATTGCCGGTCGTCCTTGGTAGAGTGCGATCATATCAGCTGTCCCGGCGTATTTTCCTGGATAATAGAGATTTACCTCTGACCCCCATACGTCCGTAATGTCCTTCAGACCTTCTTTAATTATAATTTCAGCCATTTTCTGGGCGATCTTTCCTATTTTGGTTAAATCCTTATATCCCTTTTTGTTCACTAAACGTTCTATATATAGGTGGAGAGCGGTTCCAATCTGAGCTGACTCCCGCATAATTCGCTCCGCTTCTTTGTCCCCCACACGGTTGCGCCATTTTTTCAGGAAGCTCTTGTCCTTCGCTTTTGAGAGAATAGTTGTAACAGACGGTAAGCTTTCGCCGTCAGGTGTAAGGTATAAACGGGTTTCCCCATCCTCCCTTTTCAATGATGTATAATCATATTTCTTTATTAACTTCACAGTGCATTATAGCACAAAAATCCTAGGAAATCAAGCTAATTAAGCCACCCCTATATTTTTCAGGCACACTCTGCATGATTGTCCTGTGTTTTTCATCCACGATCTTGACGAACTTCGGCTCTTCACGCCAGGTATTCTTCTCATCGTCCCACAGGTCCCAAACCTTATACCTTTTTTCCATGGGCTTCTTGGGATTGTCCCAATGAAGCACTTCGAATTGGGTGCGGCCCATTCTGGTTCCTCCCGGCCCTTTAGGCTCGAGCAAAATCCAGTTCGGCTCGTCGGGGTCGACCATTGGGTACTTGGGCTTGTGTTTCTCAAGCTTACCGGAAATAATGTCCTGTCTTTCCCTGAATTTACTGGCAGCTTGAAGTTCTTCCGCCGTTAGCTCCGTCTCTCCTTGTTGTTTCCTTATGGCATCATCAATTTTTCTCTCAGTAGAACCTAAATAGTCCACCATATGTTCACTAAAATCAGTAGGTAGGCCTTTTTCCCTCTGTTCGTTTAATTGTTTTTGTATGATATGTTCAATCTTAAGGGGGAATCGTGTTACAGGATCTAATCCAGACTCGCGATTAATATTGTCATATACCCAGCTTCTAAGTTTTCGTGCTTCTTTGTCCGTTTTTCCGTATCCAATTTCTTGCAGCTGGGGTGGCAGGTTCTTATTAAAAGTGAATCTTCTCGCCAAATCATATATGAAACGGTCTGCAAAGACTGGATGAAGTTGCTTCATGACCTTCAGTAACGGAAGCTGCATGGAGGGTGAAAGGTGATCGAATATGGACCCAAGACCTTTTCCGAACCGCTCGCCTAATCTTAATTTGAAAGGAAATTTTTTAGCCATGGTTAAACCACCAAGCTAATTAAGCCACCGTTTTTCTTCTCGAAAAGATCTCCTTGCTTCATCAATTCCTTCAGTTTTTTTATCTCTTGTTGTTTTAATTTTTCTAATTCCATAAATTCTTTATCTTCAGTAAGGAATGGGTGTTTTTCTTTTAGATCCGAAATTTGTTTTTGCATTATGTCTATATCTTCTGATATGCCCCATTTTTGTTTTAATTTATCCGTAATGGGAATACCCAGTTCAATGAATGTCTTTAGCTGCTCCTTTGGGCTTATTCCCATGCTTGTTCCAAGTTTCATTATTGACTCCCACAATCCTTTATGAAATCCACCACCTTTACCCAAGGAAGCAATTCCCCCTCTAGCGAGGTCATCATCTTTTCCACCCTCAATCAGAGTGAACATTCTTTTTCTTATTTTATTCTCTTCTTCTTTTTTTATTTGCTTTTTAACAGCTTCAGAATATTCTGACGTCTGGTGTTCAAGTGGGCGTAGGTGCTCGGGAACCAACTCCCAATTTTCCTCGCCAATGAAATTTCCTGCGGCGTCCTTTTCCAACAATTTAGTATCCTGTGCGTCCTGCCATTCTTTGAGGTTATAGCCAAGCTTTTTTGCCTGCTGAAAATCCAAGTCCCAAAGGTCGTCTATCTTTACGGTGGGATTTTCATCAGTGAAATTAAGAAAATGTATTCCAGGCGCCTGTCTTGCTATCACCCAGTCGTCAGCAGTAAACCCGGCAGCCAACGCGTCTTTCAAACGCAAGCGAGATAAGGTATCCGCGTCTTCAATTGCTCTAATCTCCTCGGCGGATTTTCCTAGGTACTCACCCTTTCCCACACGCGCCATGTACTCATCCAGCTTGTTCCTTAATATCTTCTGTGCGTCATAAGGCTCTGTAATCTTTTTCACGTACTCATCCGCACCCTTGGTTTTGCCAATAAGATCAGTGAGCCATTCAGGTGTCATTTTTGAAAAAAGACTTAAGATTCCTTGAAGGAACGATGGTGGTACTCTCTTAGCCATATCTTATCCTGCGTTCTGCATTTGTTCCGCCATCTCATGCGCCCTCTTCGGCGTCTGCTTGGCCCACTTGCTGTCAAGCATCTGTACGTGCGCTTCGAAATAATTTGGTGGATCCTCTGCAAGAGCGGACCACATATTGCGGAACTTGGAAACACCATTTCCTCCAAGCTGAAAAATCATTTCACAAATTACGGTTTTTGCACTATCTGAAATCTTCAGGTCTTTGCACATCTCGTGCGTCTGGTTGATGGCACTTTGCAAGTCCTTTACCAGAATCTCTTCCAGGTATTCCTTGTCGTAAGCCTTGTTGTCCTCCCAATGGTCCTCCACGCAGAGATGGCCATACCCGACGGTTCTTTTGTTTAATGTATCGCGGTAAACGGTGTCCCGAAATCCCTCGTGTTTCTTGACTGACTCTATAAGTTTGTCATAGTTCATAGACTTGCTATGCCCCCTCTATTGTAGCCCATTAGTCCCCCTCTGTATCTTCCATATTTTCTCACGGCAGCATATCCTGAAGGTCTTGATGGAGCAGAGGCACCTGCTGCACCGCCTGCTATGGCTTCTCTCCTTCCACCATCACCAGAAGGTCTATTGACAACGACATTTCTACCATCGCCTCCACCTCCAGTGACAACGTTTCTACCACCAGTGGCAGTATCTTGATCACCACCAGTTATTCCTAAATAATCCGTTCCTATTTGGGCTCCAAGAGGAATCATTCCCCATCCAGGATACATAGATCCTGCCGATAACCATCCTCCAAGAACATCACCTTGTGAAAATCTTTTTTGTGCATCATAGTAACCCAAGCCAGCACCAACGCCTGGACTAGCACGCATTAATTTCGTAAGTAATGACGGAGGCAATGCCTTTAAAATGCCGGTTGCCTTATTACCTAGATTTAAATACTTATTGGCGACATCAGCAGAAACTCTGCCCTGCAATTGACCTAACATGCTTCTGCTTCTTTGTATAAGATTAGAGGGTATTTCTGTTGCAAAAGGTTCTACATAATTTTTAGCAGTAGCGAGTCCACGAAACCATTTATCAGTTCCAAATTTCTTAGCAGTATTATATGCATCACTTGCTTTGTCCCCAATGGCGCCAAAAACTCCTTCGGCCTTTGGGAAAAGTCCTTCCCCTAGTTGACCACGTAAGATATTCTTTCCCCATCTAACAAGGTCATCTGTTGTGGCAGCAATTTTTCTATTAGGTCTAAGATCTTGGAAACCTTCTGCCTGTATGGCTGTTTTTGCAGCTTGGGTTGCTGGGGAATGCATAAACTGTGTCATCTCCCCTGCAGCTGATCCAACTGGCATAAATTTTGGTTGTTGTGAAAAAACTCTAAAGCCTTGACTAGCAAGAGTAGCTGGATCGTCTTGTAAATTACTTATAGAAGGATCATAATAATCTGCCATTATCCCATTATCCCTGTGTAAGCGGCACGCATAATCAATGCGAGCACGCCGAACGAAACCGTCCACACGATCTTGAAGATTGTATCAATCTTTCCTGAGATGTGGGACATGTGATTGTCCAGCTTCTGGTTGATGAGCTTCAGCTGCCCTTCAATCCTGATGATGTCCTCGCGGTTCTGTGTTACTTTTTCTTCTGCCATTATATTAAACTCATTAGTCCTCCTTTATTTAATCCATACGCCTTGACTCTTCCTGAAGGGTCAACACGGCTTCTTGTTCTTTCCATGTTCCTATTTACTACATTTACTGGTGATGTCATTGGCGTACTTTGTCGTTTTACATTTGGGTGGTGTAGAGAATGTATAGACATGTCCTCTGTTGATCTGTTAAAGTCAAAAGGAAGTGTCAAGTTAACATCCCTTCCTTCTCCCTCACTCGCACGCGGTCCTAGCCAGTTTCCAACCATCTCAGCAAGTCCATATCGTCCATATTTTTCTTGGTAAGGCCAACGATTATAATATTCCTTAATAGGATTAAATCCTTTTCCAATATGTTTTGCTATATTCCACACGTATTTGGCCATTTTAGAGGTATCAACATCACCAACGCGTTCAGGATATTGCCCTTCTTCCGTAACAATTTGGTATTTGCTGTAAGGGTCTAAACTAGGTGGAGTCCATCCATGTTCACTATAAACTGGATTCCAATCATATTTATCGCTTATTGTAACTGTTGGGTCATCGAATGCAGGAGCACGAGAAGGATTAATATCATATTCAAAACCACTCAAGGATTCAAAAATATCTTGGCCAGCTCCTCCTCCGGTTACAGGATTGGTTTCATCAAAGGAAGAAACTATTCCACTGATATCTCCTGTTTTATTGTACTGTGCTGTAATGGCATCCAAGAGTGCTTCTTTATGCTCATCACTGAAATATTCTTCTCCAATAGGATCGTCACGATAAAATTGCTCCATATATAACTTATAAGGAAGAGGTAATAAATCAGTAATAGCCATCTAACTCACCAATGAAATGATTCCCTTCTTGTCCATCCTTCGAGGGGCATTCAGGGGTTCAATCATTCCTCCTTTATTTTGTCCGCCATATTTTGATGCGAGGGCCGCGTCCATATTGCCCTGATACAACCATCCAGCCGTGTTAGGTGACATATTTGGATTGGCATTAATACTTGATCCAGTTACTCCATACCCTTGGTCCTCTCCAGCCGCCAGTCCGGCCTCATCAGCGTAGGTTGGCGTAGGTACCTTATCCTCTCCTTTCATATAACTGAAAGGAAGGTTCGTTGGCTCCAGAACTTTTGGAACATAAGGTGTTTCTCCAGAAATAACTTTTTTACCTAAATCATAGGCGGTGTTAATCATGCGTTCCCCTACATCAACGGCACGGTTGCCCCATTTATCAAGCATAGCTTTATGACCGCCAGTGGTTGCAAGCTGTCTTTGGGTGTCTTCCATTTCCTTAAGGTCCTGATCAAATGATTCCCATTCTTCCGGCATGTTTCTAAATAAACGCATAAGATTCAACGCCCTTACGCTTTCAGGTAGATTGGTGTCAATTGCATTTCTGTAGGCACGCATGTTGACTGGAGAAGTAATTACTTTGCCTCCATATCGAAGGAACCATGCACCCATGAGAGGCCAGAACCATTGTCCTCCTACAAGGCTTAATGCTCCTGCAGTACCTGCACCTGTCCTAACTCCTGTTCCTATGACTGCTGTTGGAAGAGCTGAATTCAAGCCGGCCCTTACGCCACCAATCGTTGCACGACGTGCCATGAAGACACTCATGGAAGGAATTCCGTTCTTGAAAACTTTTTCCATTACATCGAGAAGGGTCCTGAAATCATCCATTTGCGGAAGTTTTCTAAGTTCAACACTCGCCATCTCCCCTGGAGGTAGAGCTGTCTTGAATAAGGCTTCATCGAATTCTTTTCCGCCAACTTTTGTGATAGGTGCTTCGGAACTGTCCAACGCTTTTTGCCAGAAAGGTTTTATCTTAATAGCCTTGGAAGTTCTTGAAATACCAAGTGCCTCGCGCAATCCAGCATAATTTGGTTTCATAATTCCATCAACTTCCTTGATGTTCTTCTCAAAAATATCTCTTAAATGTACTCCAACACCACGGTAATAGGCCTCATCCCCTACAACATTCTTAATGGATAGAATTGTACTTGGATCCCCACTCTTAATAGCCGTCTTGAATAGACTGCTAGCGGCGCGTGCCGCGTCATGGTCAATTTCCAACTGGTATCCAAGTTTTCTAACTTTTCCTGCTACTCTTCCAGCATCACTTCCCCACAGCAATAATCCATTGGAAAGGAAACGGTCATACGCCGTTAAAGCTTTCACTACTTCCGGTGCATCATAGGCACTTCCTAGTCTTCCAATATCAGCATCCCATGCCTTGATGAGATCCACCACGTCATCCTTGCTGCCTCGCTCTGCGTAACTCATAGCCTTCGCTAAATCTTTCAGTGACTCTGGGTCACGCGCCACGCTTCCAAGTCCTTTCGTTCCTACAAAGAAGTCAAGTTCCTTGCGCATACCAAACATTTGCCTAACGCTTTTTCCGCTTGAATCACCAGACAATCTTTCTAATAATTTAATCCATCTTGCATTTGCAACATTAGGCTTGATTTTTCCTGTTGGACTCTTCGCCCATGTGCTTTTCATATTTCCAAGAATATTTCTAGCCATGACACGCACGGCTTGGTCATTGACAATATCGCCGTAGGCGTCTCCTGCTTCCAATACTCTTTTTTCCAATTCTTTTGCTTCCGTCTGGAAC